CAAAGATATGGGAAGTTAAAAATGTAGATACTTATTCTAAAGAAAGATTTGTAGTCTTCTCTGGGAATGAATTAATAGACCCTGTCGTGTGTAAATCAGTGGCAGACATAAATTATATTAGAGCACACTATCGCTTACCAGAAGTCAAATGTGGTACTCCAAATGAGGCGATTCAAGATATAAAAGATTACGACATAAGAAAAAGGTTTATTGAGGTACCTGAAAACTTTAGAAAAGAGTTTGAAGGTAATATCATACAGGCTCTACAAGATATTGCTGGTGTTCCAGTTAGTGCAACAGGTAAACTATTTAGTAATAGAGATAGTTATTCAAAGGCTTTAACTGATGAAGAGAGTCCATTTATACAAGACCAAATAGTAATATCTACTGGGGCTAATACAACTATTCAAGATTACTTTAAACCAGAATGGAGACCAAAAGATGTTCAAAAGAAAAGATTTATACATTTTGACCAGGCAACTTCAGGAGATAGTTATGGAGCAGCACAATGTTATATTGACTCTGTTTCTTATGATGAGTTTGGTCTTCCAAAAGTAAATATAAAGTTTGACTGGATGATTAGAATAAACCCACCAAAGCCACCACATAAAATAGATTTGGCTAAAGTAAGAAGTATTATACCTTGGCAAGAAAAAGTATTTGGAATATCTTATGGAGGTATTTCATACGATACTTTCCAGAGTGCCGAAGCAGTACAAGATTTGGAGAAATCAGGTTATCCTGTGCAATTTAGGTCTGTCGATCGAAGTGATAAAGAGTATCTTGATTTAACTGAAATGTATTATCAAGGAAGAATACATCATTATAGAAATGAGTGGTATGAGAAGGAACTATTTAATTTAAATTGGTATAGAGCAAAAGGTAAAGTAGACCATCCACCAATTAAAGAAGGTGGAACAAAAGACCTTTCTGATGCTGTTTGTGGTAGTGTTGCGAATGCTTTAGAATATCCAGCAGTTGAAGAAACTCAAAGAGAAAATGATATAAACTATTTTTTAGATGGTAATGATTATATTTCACCTGGAAATGATAGAGATGAATTATTAAATGGTTTTGGAAATATATATTAAAGTTAAGGAGGAGATAGAATGAAAAAACCAATGCTAGAAAGTATTAAAACTATATTAAAAGAATGGGATTCCTCAGATATATTAGATGCGGCTTTTAATGCTGCTTCATATTATGGAGAAGACCCAGACTGGTCAGATATAATTAGTGATATGGTAAATAGAATTCCAGAGGCTAAATTAAAAAAGATAATGAAAGATCAAGGGTTTACTGATATGGATGCTTTTTATGGTTCTCTTTATGATAATGACCCGGACTCTGTTATTTCATATCTTGAAGGCTATTTAACCAAGAAAGATATTAAAGAAATAATAGATAGGTTTCCATCACCAGAAGAAGATGAAGAGTATTATGATGAAGAAGGAGAAGAATAATGAAAAAAACATTAAGTGAAAGCATATTAATGAACCTAAATGAAGAAAGAGGAATTGAACTATATGGAAAATACAGTAGTAAAGAAATGCCTGAATTAGAAAGTCCATATAAAATAGGAGATTATGGGGATTGTATACAAATAAGTAGTATTCATCCTTATGATATGAGTGATTATTCTTTTGCACAATCTAATGGTCTTGATGGAATATTCTTTGTTTATGAACCGAATGGAAAACTTGTCGGTCATGCCTCAGGTTATGAGGAAGCACTTGAAATGATGAAAGAAATAGATAATAAAATAATACCACATCAAGATATAACATAATTAAGTATAAAATATTAGATGAAAAACACTAGATTTTTCATTTAGTTTAATAAGGAGGAATTATGAAAAAAACATTAAGTGAAAGTATATTAATGAAGTTAAATGAAGGAGCCACATCTTTTTCAGTTGCTGGTACTGGTAGTGATGCTAGAGTAGTATTTAATAATTTAGTTAGTGAGGCTTTTTATGAATATGGACATGACCCATATAATGGAACTATTTCTACTACTGACTTTGATGGTAGTGTAATTAAAATAGCAGATGTTTATTCAGAGGAAGCAGATACTAAAGCTAGAGAATATATAGAAAAAGATAACAATGGAGAAAAATGGGAGTCAAGATGTCTTGATTTAGGAGAATTACCAGATCAACCTGGAGTTCATAAATATGTATTCTATGGCTGGGCTGCTTGCTAAAATAAGTGTAAACTTTGTGTAAAGTTTTACTACCCTGTGTAAAGTTGGTCAAAATCACAAATTAAAAAAATTTTTTAGAGTTGTTGGTAAGACGAAAGCCTTATATACCAACAACTCTTTTTCAAAAATGAGTGTAAAGTGCTTTACGTAAACTTTACTTACCTTACATTTTATGATATAATATTAAATGAATAAAGGCGATAAGAGACACTAAAATTTATATGCTTTTATTCAATGTTCTTTGAAAGGAGGTATTATGGAGTTTATTTATAGCACTGGTGGAAGAGAAAACTATTTTAAAGCCTTACGAGTTGGAGATTGTGCTGTTAGAGCTATATGTAATGCAACAGGTATTGACTATATAAAAGTATATTCTGATTTAAAAGAATTAGCAAAGCATGAAAAAATAACTAAAAGGAATCCAAAGAAATCTTCTGTCCGTGATGGAACATATATTAAAACACTTCATAAGTATATTGAAAAGACTTTGGGTTGGACTTGGCATCCTTGCTGTGGAATTGGAGTATCTAAAAGAGTTCATTTATTAGAAGATGAATTACCATTTGGAACTTTAATTTGTCAAGTAAGTAATCATTTAACCTGTGTTAAAGATAAAGTATTATATGATACTTATGATTGCACAAGAGACGGAACTAGAATGGTCTATGGTTATTGGAGTAAAGATTAAGGAGGTAATATGTCTAATAAAAGATTTCAGAAATGGGCTACTATTGAGTTAAGACTCTATTTAGCAGATTTAAAATTAAAGCGACAAGAAAATACAATTACTAAGGAAGAATCACAAGATATTCAACTTATTAGTGAAGAAATAGAAAGAAGAACTAAAATAAAAGAAGGACAAAGTAATTAGTCCTTCTTTTTATATATTATTTTAGATAAAGGAATTAAGTTAAGGAGGAATTATTTATGGCATTATTTAAAAGAAAAAGAAAAGACTTACTTAATGAATCAAATGGTCTCGCTCAAAATTATGAAGTAGCCGGAATAGAATCCTATAATTTTATAAGAGGGTTAAGATTAATTGCTTCTGATACATATAATACAGATTATATTCTTGATAGAATGATGGACGATGCGATTATTTCTGCGGCTGTTGATATGTATATAGATGATGCTTTACAGGTAGACCCTCAAAAGCAAGAAATCTTTTGGGTAGATGTTGATAGCACTGATGATAGGTTTGAGAAGAACCTAGCCAAAGGGTTAACAGATGAGTTAAATAGATTTTTAAAGTCAGACCTTAGAATGGATAAAGAGTTAAGAGAGATACTTAGAAGAGTTATTATTTATGGCCAGAGTCCAGTAAGAATAGACTTTATAGATAAACTAGAAGATGATAGACTTGCTTTAATAGATAAAAATAAACCAACCTTTGAAAGTATTGCAAAGCCAGTATTTGATGAGTTATTAAAAGAAGGAACCATAGAAGATACTACTACAGCATTTACTAAGATTGTTTCTGATAGTATTGCAAACTTTGACTTTGATAAGTTTACAGAACTAAATACTAAAAATAGAATTATATCTTATATTAATGAAAGTCTTAATCCTAATAATGGTAAACAAAAATTAAAAGAACAAGCATTAAATGAAGATATACTTTCTAAAAATGATGAAGATATAAGAAGATTAATCAGAGGTCGTTGGTATACTGAGTGTGTAAGTTCTGGAACAAATCTTTGGGAATTAACAGCAAAAGGAAAAACTATTGCTTATATGGATGTAAGAAAACCTAATTTCTTTATAAGTCCAAGGAATATAGTTAACTTTGCTAATAAGACTGGTAAATATCATATTAACTTTGAAGTTGGTCCTTATAATGATAGTATAACTAATAAAGACTATTTTACTTTAAGAAGAGGTCAGTCATATTTAGATAATTCTATAGTTGCTTGGCAAATCTTATCAGCACTAGAAGATATATTAATGATTACTCGTATGACAAGATCAACTTTATATAGAATATTCTCTGTTGAAGTCGGAGGCAAAGGAGATGCTGAAACTAAAAAGATTTTAAATAGTCTTAAAAATAGAATTAAGTCTGATGAAACAATTAATGTTAAAGAAAAGATATATAATTCTGAAATGAGACAAATACCACTTGGAGATAGTATCTTTATTCCAACAAGAAATGGTATTGGAAATATTGATATTAAAGTAGTTGGAGGAGACGTAAACTTAAAAGATGCTATAGACCTTGACTACTTTAAAGATAAATTATTTGCAAGTCTTAGAATACCAAAAGCATTCTTAGGTTTCTCAGAAGACTCAGGTGGTTTAATTAATACTTCTCTTACTAGAATGGACATAAGATATGCTAGAACTATTAAGGGAATACAAAATATCGCTGCAGAAGGTCTAAAAGATTTATGTTTAAAATATTTAGAGTTTACAAGACCGGAGTCTGTTTTAAGAGAGCTTCCTGATTTTAAAATAGTATTTACTTCTATAAATACTGAAGAAGATAATCAGAGATGTGAAACAAAACAGGTTCAAATAGATACTCTTGGAAAATTACTTGAAAGTTTTGAAGGTTTAGGAATAAGTGTTGCTGAAACTCCAGAACTTAGAAATCAATTAATTAAGGAGTGGCTTGGTTCTAATTATTTAGATATAATTGAGAATGCTGAAAAAGAAGGAGAATTAGGACAAGCGAGTCAAGAAGAAGGTCCAGGTTTAGGAGGACCAAGTCTTGGAGGGCCAGGTCCTAGTATAGGTGGTCCTAGTATGGGAGAACTTGATTCAGGAGGACCTGATTTAGAAAACTTTGAAAGCGATATAGACGATAGTTTAGATGGTGAGGCCATTGGTTCAGGTGATAGCGATTTCGAAGCATCTGGAGCAAATGAGGCACCTTCAGGACTATCCAGAGAATTAAGTTAAGGAGGTTAAATAAAAAATGGCAAAGAAAAAGATAATTTCACTCGAAAATCTACAAAAATATGATCAAAAAAGTGTAGAACGAATGAGTGGAGAACTTAATTTAAAAGAAAACTTATCAAATAAAATTAATAATATTACTATAAATGATATAGATGAAAATAAATATCCATCAATTAAGGCAATTTATAATTTTGCTAAAGGGTCATTTAAAATAATTTCTAATAATTCTTATAGTAATCCATTTGATTTTAAAGAGAATAATCCAGGAATATATGTTCTTGAACCTTCTCTTATTGGAAGCTCATTTTATTATAGACAAGATAATTCTAGTGTTGCTAGTTTGTCATTTAGAAGAATATTCTTTATAGTTATAACTAGAAATGTTAATATTGATGACTCTAATGGAGATATAGGTTATTATTTATATTTAAATCAAGCCTCAGGCTCTAATAACTTTCGTATAGAGTGTGCTTTAATTAATAAAAGTACTAGTGGTATATCAATGACATCTAATGTTATTGGTGATTTTGGATATCTATTAAATGGAATTGCCCAAAATATTCAAGGAGTTAAAACATTTAATGCCTTTCCTAAAGGTCCTAATACAAACCCAACTCAAGATACAGAACTTGTTAATAAAAAATATGTTGATAATACAATAGATACATCTATAAATACTTTATTCTTTAATGGAACTCAAGAAGAATGGGAAGCATTAACTGAAGAGCAACGAGCAAGTTATTTATTTGCTAGTGTAGCATACCCAGATGTATATGAGTTAACAAATGAAGATAGAGACAATCTTGCTTCTGTCTTAGGTGATAATTCTAATATAACTAGTGATATTACTGAAGAAGAAGCACTTAATATAACTAATGAAATTATAGGAGGAAATGAATAATATGAATGAAGAAATAACACTAAGTTCTAGTTTAGGACGAATTAAAGATGCTGTGGATGACCTTAGAGAAATGACAGGTGAGTCAGGAACAATTGAAGAAGTTGTATCAGCTGTTAGTAATTTAGGTAGAGTTCCTGAAGTATACTTTGTAAAAAATAAAGAAGAAATGGAAGAATTAAATGCAGTTTTAGATGATTTATGTTTAGTTCGAGATAATACAAATAATTGTGGAGCAACTAATTATATTGAATCTAATTTTAGTGAATACCCAATCATATCAAGAAGGTTATATTTCCCTGAAAATATAACATTATCATCAGCATTACCCTCTTCTATAGAACATGTAGTTAATATAGAAGAATTTAATAGTGGTAATGTAGGAGAGATAATGCTTAATGGAGAAAATGAGGCTTATACTTTTTCTATAGAAACACATCAAACTGAAGCTATTATAGATATTTTATATACAAGCACTGATGGACGTAATTTTCATAGAGATCATTGTATTATAGATAACCAAGAGGTTTACGGGTTAGTAGAGTTACCATATTATCTAAGTTTTTATAATGATACTACCTCATCTATATTAGAAATTCATAAAAAATGTATGAGAGAGTATGAAATTAAGCCTTGGACAAGTACTACTGAGTCTAGTAATGTATATCTAAAGAAAGAGGTTTCTTTAGATGAACCAATAGTTGGATCATATCAAAAATATTTAGGTTTCCCTAATGGAGGTGATGCACTATTTTCTTTAGATGATACGGAAGCATTAATTACTTATGACAACTCAGGTTTTTCTTTTGAAGCTCGCTGGTTAGTAAATAGTGCAGGAGATTACATATTACAAAAGGTTTCAACTGAAGGTTCTGGGTTACGTGGTTATCAAAATATTAATTTTAGTTATGATAATCATACTATGAATATTATTACTGATGGAATTGTTATTCCATTTTCAATAAATGTTTACTTTAGAAAGGATAGCAACTTTTCTAATAATATTGAACCTTTCTTAAAATTTTTAGGTGCTGAATCTAATACAATAACTGATTTATATAAGTATAATGGGACTTCTTGGGATATTATATCTTTAGATGAATAAGATATTATCTATTATAATTCCTTATTATGATACTTATGAATATACTAAAGATATTTTAACAGAACTAGAAAGACAGTTTACCCAAGAAGTTGAGATTATTTTGGTAGACGACGGTTGTAATGAGAAACGTTTTGATGAATTTACAAAGTTTACTATAATTCATCTTGATAAAAACTATGGGGCTTCTTATGCTTGGAATAGAGGTATAGATATAGCCTCTGGTAATTACATAGGTTTTATAGATAGTGATGATATGATAAGAATGGATTATATAAAAGTATTATTAAATACAATAAAGGAACATTCAGAAGATGAGATAGTATTTAATTGGTACGATGTGTCTAAAAATATTTTAGTTAAACATCCAAGTAATAGAGGTATTTGGAAAGCAATATATAAAAAAGAAATTTGTCCACGATTTAAAGAAAATTGGAAATATTGCACTGATTTACCTTTTAGTGAACAACTTAAAAATACTCCTCATACAAAATTTTACTTAGATGAGCTACTATATTTTTATCGTTCACAACGAGAGGGAAGTATAACTTGGAATAGATTACATAACGGGGAACCTTATGTAAACCCAAGAGAACAGGATAAATTATGAATGTATTAATAGTTGG